CCCCCCCTATACCCCAGTAAACGCCACGCCTGATGTATATATATATACATGGATAATTTTCACAAACACACAGACAGACATCTATTCCCTCAGAAACAACCCACCCCCTTTTATACACACCTCTTTAAAAAAATTTTGTTTTATTATTTTTCAAATACACTAAATGTAGTATATGGATTACTTAGACCTAGAAGATGTAGAATCAGTTTGCTTTATTGAAGAAGGCACTAACAATGTTATCATTAAGTTTTATGGTTTTAAAAATTCTAAAGCATCAGAACTATTTAGCGTTCACGCTATGGATAAACTAGACTTTGATTACATACCCAATGATGAATATAGGAATAGCTCTATACACTAGATATGGATATTAAAATCCCCTATACACCAAGGAAGCATCAGAGTTACTTACACCAACAGATTGATAAACATAGATGGAGTGTATTAGTATGCCATAGAAGATTTGGCAAAACTGTCTGCATGATTAACCACCTCATTAAATCAGCTCTAATGTGTAAATTAAAGAACCCAAGATTTGCCTACATAGCTCCCACATTCAAACAATCTAAGAGTATCGCATGGGACTACATGAAACAGTTTACAGACAAGATACCTTATATTAAATTTAACGAAACAGAACTTAGAGTAGATTTACCTAATGGTGCTAGGATTACCTTGCTAGGCTCAGATTCACCAGATGGATTAAGAGGTATATATCTTGATGGCTGCGTTATAGATGAATACGCAAATGTTAATAGTAAGTTGTTTCCAGAGATTATAAGACCAGCATTATCAGATCGTAAAGGCTACTGTGTCTTTATTGGTACACCTGCTGGAATGAACAATAACTTCTATGAACTATACCAACACGCTAATGGAGCAGATGATTGGTTTAACTATAAAGCTAAAGCTAGTGATACTAAGATTGTAGATGAGGATGAGTTGGTCAAGGCAAAAGAAGTAATGGGTGAAAAAAAATACAACCAAGAATTTGAGTGTGATTGGATAGCTAACATTGAAGGAGCAGTATTTGGAGATGTTATTGGCAAGATGGATGATGAGAATAAACTAACAAGAGTACCTTATGATCCTTCACTACCAGTATCAACAGCATGGGATCTAGGGGTTTCAGACCATAGTGCTATTATCTTTTACCAACAAATAGGAAGATCAATAAACATAATAGACTACCATGAAGAGAGAGGTCAAGGATTACCTTATTACATACAGATGATTAAAGAGAAAGATTATGTCTACAAGGATCACTATGCACCACACGACATTGAAGTTACAGATTTTGGAAATGGTAAGACCAGGAGAGAGGTCGCCTATCAATTAGGAATAACATTTAAGGTAGTACCAAAAATACCCCTTGAGGATGGCATACACGCTACTATGATGACCTTGCCAAGATGTTTGATAGATACTGACCATTGCAAAAAATTAATAGATGCGTTAAGACATTACCACAGGAAATATATAGATAAAAATAGAATGTTTAGAACGAAGCCTGTACACGATTGGAGTTCACACGCCTGTGATGCAATGAGGTATCTGGCTGTTGGACTTCAAGAAATTAACACTAGACAAACTGCTCCACAAGATATAGCAGATAGTAATTACAGGATTATATAGTTATGAGTTTTTTAACACCAAAAATATCAATGCCACCGCTACCACCAGTAGCACCTTTGCCAGAAGCACCTTCAGCAGAAGTCTCTCAAGCAGATAAAGATAGGATTGCGGCAGATCAAGCAGCAGTAGAAAGAAAAAGAAGAGGTCGTAAATCTACTATTTTAACTTCACCATTAGGTATTGAAGAAGAAGCAGAAACAGAAAACAAAACTTTACTAGGATCATAATGTTTGAGAAAATTAAAAAGATATTTAAAAAAAAACCAAAAGTAGAAATAGAAAAAAGAACTTATGAAAAAGCTATAGATCATAGCAATGACATTACTTTTGAAAATGAAGTTAAAGTAAAACAAACTAAAGAAACAAAATCATCATTAACATTTGGAGAATAATATGGGTGGAGCAGTAGCAAGAATAGTTAGACCAAGACCACCAGCACCACCAACACCAGCTCCTATAGCTGTTGCACCAACAGTAGCAGAAGTTTCTCAAAGTTCAGCAACAAGTGCAGATGGTTATGATTCAAGACAAACAAAAGCAAAAGGAAGATCATCAACTATTATGACAAGTGCCAAAGGTGTAGAAGATGAAACTATAACACTAGGTAAGAAAAGTTTATTAGGACAATAATGGCATTAACAGATAGACAAAAAACAACTTTAAAAAAACATAGTGTTCATCATTCTACAAAACATATGAAAGATATGAAAGTGGCAATGAACAAAGGAATGAGTTTTACAAAAGCACATAAAATTGCACTTAAAAAAAAAGGTAAGTAATGGCAAAAACAGATTTAACTAGAGATTTATTATCAAGGTTTGACAGACTAGAAGGTCAAAGACAAAACTGGGAAACACATTGGCAAGAAGTTGCAGATTATATGCAGCCAAGAAAAGCAGATGTAACTAAGACTAGAGCTAGAGGTGATAAAAGAATGGAAGCTATTTTTGATTCTTCACCAATACAAGCAGTAGAATTATTAGCAGCATCACTACATGGTATGATGACTAATCCATCAACACCTTGGTTTACTTTAAGATTTAAAGATACAGATGTTGAGAATGAAGATGAAGCAAAAATTTGGTTAGAGTCAGCAACTGAATCTATGTACACAGCATTTAACAGATCAAACTTTCAACAAGAAATATTTGAACTGTACCATGACCTAATTACATTTGGTACAGCAGCAATGTTTATTGAAGAAGATGATGATGATATAATTAAATTTTCAACAAGACATATCAATGAAGTTTTTATTGCAGAGAATGATAAAGGTAGAGTTGATACAATCTTTAGAAGATTTCACATTAGTGCAAGAGCAGCAGTACAAAAGTTTGGTGATAATGTATCATCTGATATTCAAGGTGTATTTAAAAAAGACCCTTATCAAGAAGTAGAAATACTACACGCAGTTTATCCAAGATCAGATTTTAATCCTAAGAAAAAAGACAAAGCTAATATGCCATTTGAATCTGTTTACTTAGAATATAAAAATGCAAATGAATTATCTGTATCTGGATTTAAAGAGTTTCCATTTGTAGTACCAAGATATTTAAAAGCATCAAATGAAATTTATGGAAGAAGTCCAGCAATGACAGCGTTGCCAGATGTTAAAATGCTAAATGAAATGTCTAAGACTACAATTAAAGCTGCACAGAAACAAGTTGACCCACCTCTATTAGTTCCAGATGATGGATTCTTACTTCCAGTTAGAACTGTACCAGGCGGATTAAATTTTTATAGAAGTGGTACAAGAGATAGAATTGAACCTTTAAACATTGGTGCAAATAATCCACTAGGTTTAAACATGGAAGAACAAAGAAGAGATGCTATTAGAAATGTATTCTATGTTAATCAACTTCAATTACAGCAAGGTCCTCAAATGACAGCTACAGAAGTTATTCAAAGAAATGAAGAGAAGATGAGATTACTAGGACCTGTTCTTGGTAGACTACAATCAGAATTATTAAAACCATTAATTGATAGAGTGTTTGCAATATTACTTCGTAACAATATGTTACCAGAAGCTCCAGAGTTTTTATCTGGTAGAGAAATTGAAATTGAATATGTTTCTCCACTTGCTAAAGCACAAAAATCTACAGAGCTACAATCTATTATGAGAGCAATAGAAATATTAGGATCACTTGCAAATGTAGCACCAGTATTTGATTATGTTAATTTTGATAACTTAGTTAAACACTTGGCAGACATAGTTGGTATGCCACAGAAATTATTAAAATCACAAAATGAAGTAAACGCACAAAGAGAACAAGCTGCACAAGCAGCAGCAGAACAACAACAAATGCAACAAATGCAACAAGCCGCACAGGCAGGAGGAGATATAGCACCACTAGCAAAAGCATTGCCAGACGAAGCAAGAGCTTTGGTAAATGCTGAAGTGGAATAGTATGGAAGAAAATAAACAAATGGAACAATTCATTCAGGGACTTAAAAAAAATTACGAATACATATTCAACACAGATGAAGGTAAAGAAGTTTTATCTGATCTTGAAAAAAGATGTCATTATCATTCTACCACCAATGTAAAAGGTGATAGCCATGAAAGTGCATACATGGAAGGACAGCGTAGTGTCATTCTATTTATTAAATCAATGCTACGAAATGATAAAGAAAAAGGAAAATAAATATGTCAAGCGAACAGATAACACAAGAAGTTGTGCCTGTAGAAACAACGACTACAGAAACACCAACACCAGTTGCACCAGTTACACCACCTGCAACACCTACACCTGCACCAACAACAGCATCTTGGAAAGATTCAATTAGTGAGGATTTTAGAAATGATCCTAACATTGAAAAATTTACTGAGATAGATGCGTTAGCTAAAAGTTATATCAACGCAACTAAAATGATTGGTCAAGATAAATTAGTTATACCAAATAATAATTCTACAGAAGATCAATGGAATGAAGTTTATGAAAAATTAGGTAGACCAGAGTCTGCTGATAAATATGCTTTAGATGCAAAATCAGAAACTGTTTCAATGGATGAAAATGCAGTTAAATCTTTTGCTGAACAATCTCACAAGTTAGGATTAAATAATAAACAAGCTCAAGGTATTTTAGAGTTCTATAAAAATAATATGGAAGGTACTGCACAGCAATCAAAAATTGATACTGAAACTGCTCAATCACAATCTGAACAAGAGTTAAGACAAGAATGGGGTAGAGACTTTGAAGGTAAAGTTAAACAAGCTGGAGCATTAGCTAAAGCTAATATTAATCCAGAAGTATTAGATATGACTTTATCAAATGGTACAAGACTTGGAGATCATCCAGAAATAATAAAAGGCTTTGCAAAAATAGCAGGAATGATGTCAGAAGATAAAATTTTATCAACAGAAAGTGAAAATACTAATACAGTTAAGGATCTTGAATCTGAAATAAATTCTATATCTAGTGACAGAAATGGTCCTTATTGGAATAAAAGTCATCCAGATCACGATAAAGCAGTACAACAAGTTTACACATTAAGAGAAATGTTAAATGCAAAATAACAATCTTAATGATAAAGAGATTCGTTTAGAAATATTGCGGTTGATAAAGGAAACAGGTTCTGAAATTCAGAAAAATAATCCCTTGCCAACCGCTGATATTTATTATAAATGGATAAATGGTAAGACAATTCGCAAGAACCTTATTGACAAGAAGGAATAGACTTCTGGTCTAAAAGACTTTAAATCCAAGAATTGCCTACCTCTGGGTGGAGAACCTTTCTGATTATATAAATCAACAATAATAATGGAGACAAAATATGTCATCACAAATAACAACAGCATTTGTACAGCAGTATTCTGCTAACATACAAATGTTATCTCAACAAATGGGATCATTATTAAGAGACAAAGTCAGAGTTGAAAGCGTTACAGGAAAAAATGCTTTCTTTGATCAAGTTGGTTCAGTAACTGCTCAACTAAAAGTTAGCAGACATTCAGACACTCCGCAAATTGATACACCTCACGCTAGACGTAGAGTATCACTTGCTGATTATGAATTTGCTGATCTAATCGATCAACAAGACAAAGTAAGACTCTTAATAGACCCTACTTCATCTTACGCTCAAGCCGCTGCTATGGCAATGGGAAGAGCAATGGATGATGTGATCATAGCTGCTGCAACTGCAACTGCCTTTACTGGCGAAACAGGTGCAACATCTACAGCGCCTCAGACAGCTATTGCAGCTGGTGGAGCAGGTTTAACAATCGCTAAATTAAGAACTGCTAAGCAGACTTTTGATATTGGTGATGTTGATCCTTCAATTACAAGACACATTGTTGTGTCTCCTGAGCAGATCACAAACCTTTTAGCAACAACTGAAGTAACAAGTTCAGATTTCAATACTGTAAAAGCATTAGTACAGGGTGAAATTAACTCGTTCCTTGGTTTTAACTTTACTGTATCAAATAGACTAAGCAAGACTGGTAATGACAGAACTTGTATAGCTTTTGCACAGGATGGTTTAACTCTTGCTATTGGAAAAGATATAAACGCAAGAATAGATGAGAGAGCAGACAAATCGTATGCAACTCAAGTTTATTATTGTCAAACAAT